TGTACCTGTTGGAGAATACGAACTTGAAGATGGTATGATTTTAGTAGTATCTGTTGAAGGTATTATTGCTGAAATTAAAGAAGCAGTTGTTGAAGAAGAAACTGCACCTGAAGTAGAAGTTGAGGTTGAAGCACAAGCTGAAGCAGTAGCTACTCCAAAACGTATTGTAGAATCAGTTTCTAAAGAAATGTTTTTTTCTGAAATTGAAAAATTAAGAACTGAAATTGCTGAATTAAAATTAGCAAAAGAAGTTGTTAAAGAAGAATTAAGTTCTGATGTTGTTGTTGAACCATTAACACATTCACCTGAAATTAAATCTGAAGTAAGATTAAATAAAATATCAACTAATCGCATAATGACTACACAAGACGTAGTTAATGCAAAACTTTTTAACTAAAAAATAATAAATTATGCCTACTACAACAACTATTACTTCTCCAACTTATGCAGGAGAATTTGCAGGAAAATATATTTCTGCTGCTTTACTTTCAGGTTCTACTATTGCTAATGGTGGAATTGAAGTATTGCCAAATATTAAATTTAAGCAAGTAATCAACAGAATTGCTACTGATGCTATCATTGCAAATGCAACTTGTGATTTTTCTGCTACATCTACTGTAACAATTACTGAAAGAATTATCCAACCTGAAGAATTCCAAGTAAATTTACAACTTTGTAAGAAAGATTTCCACGCAACTTGGGAAGCGATTTCAATGGGTTATTCTGCTTTCGATACTTTGCCTCCAAGTTTTGCTGATTTTTTAATTTCTCACGTAGCTGCTAAAGTTGCTGAAAAAACAGAACAAAACATTTGGAAAGGTGTTACTGCTAATGCAGGAGAATTTGATGGATTTACTGCTTTATTAACTGCTGATGCAGGTTTACCTACTGCTCAAGAAGTTGCTGCAACATCTACTAACATTACTGCTTCAGGAACTGTAATTGCTGAACTTGGAAAACTTGTTGATGCTATCCCTGCTGCACTTTATGGAAAAGAAGATTTATATCTTTATGTTTCTCAAGCAACTGCAAGAGCATACGTTAGAGCATTAGGAGGTTTTGGAGCCACAGGATTAGGTGCTAATGGTACAAATGCACAAGGAACACAATGGTTTAACAATGGTTCTCTTTCTTTTGATGGTATCAAAATATTTGTTGCAAATGGATTAGCTAATACTGTAGCTATTGCTGCTCAAAAATCCAACCTTTACTTTGGAACAGGTTTATTGAATGACTCAAATGAAGTTCAAGTAATTGATATGTCTCCAATCGATGGTTCACAAAATGTAAGGGTTGTAATGCGTTTTTGTGCTGCTGTTCAATACGGAGTTGTTGCTGATATTACTACTTACGGAATTACAAACGCTGCTAACTAAAAATTAGTATCGTTATATTAATAAGGGGAGGTAAAATGCCTTCCCTTTTTTTTTAACTTTAAAAATATAAAACTATGCCTTGCGATATATCATTAGGAAGAGCTGTTCAATGTAAAGACAGTTTAGGTGGATTAAAAGCAGTTTACTTCATTAATTGGGGTGATGCTACAACAGTAACATATTCAGGAACTGCAGGACAAGAGGATGTAATTACTGCTTTAGGTGGTACTCCTACAGGTTACAAATATGAATTAAAAGGAACTTCAACTTTTGAACAAACTTTAACAAGTTCAAGAGATAATGGAACTACTTTTGTTGACCAAAAATTATCTTTAGATATTAAAAAATTAACTATTGCTGACCATAAACAACTTAAACTTTTAGCTTATGGAAGACCACAAGTTATTGTTGAAGATAACAATGGTAGTTTCTTTATGGCAGGTTTAACTAAAGGAATGGATTTAGTTACTGCTACTATATCTACAGGTGCTGCAATGGGTGACGCTTCATCTTACAAAATGGAATTTCAAGGGATGGAAAAATTACCTGCTAATTTTGTAACAGGCCCATTAACTACAGGAATACTTGCTTCTATTGTTGAAGGTACTGTAGCATAATATTTGTTTTGTTTGTTTTTAAAAAGGTGTACTTTAATTAGTATGCCTTTTTTGTTTTAAAACAATTATACGTTAAATTTATTATTAATAAAAATAGTTTATGATAATCTTAAAAGAACAAAATACTGCACAAACATTTAGCTTTATTCCACGTGAATTAAAAGCTACTACTATTGTTTTAAGAAATGAAACAACAGGAACTGAAACAAATATAGCTGCTGATTTCTTTTTGTCTGATTATTATTTAACAACTACAACTATATTTAGTTTAAAAGAAAATACGTTTTATAACTTGACTATTAAAAACAATAATGACATAGTTTACAAAGATAAAGTTTTTTGTACTAATCAAAGTTCAGATACATATACAGTCAATCAAAATCAATACGTAGCAAATGCTACAGACAACGAATTTAAAGTTTATGAGTAATATATCAATAGTAAATTTAAGTGCTTATACAAGTCCTGTAATACAAGAAAATAAAAAGAATGATTTTATTGAATATGGAAGTGATAATAATTACTTTCAATATTTAATTGATAGATATTTGTATAGTGCTACAAATGGTGCTATTATAACAGGTGTTGCTAATATGATTTATGGCAAAGGATTAGATGCTTTAGATTCTAATCGGAAGCCAAATGAATATGCACAAATGAAGTCTATTATAAAAGATTCTGATTTAAAGAAAATAGCTTTAGAAAGAAAACTTTTAGGAATGGCTGCAATGCAAGTTGTAATGGAAAAGAAACAAGTAAAACAAGTTTTACACTTTCCAATGCAAACATTAAGAGCAGAAAAATGTAATGATAAAGGACAAATTGAAGCTTGGTATTATTTCCCTGATTGGACAAAAAGGAAACCTTCTGAAAAACCAAAACGTATTCCTGCTTTTGGATTTGGTAATGGCAATGAAGTTGAAATATACGTTATTAAACCTTATGTTAGTGGATTTGATTATTATAGTCCTATCGATTATTCAGGAGCTTTACCTTATGCTTTATTAGAAGAAAACATAGCAGATTATCAAATTAATGATTGTCAAAATGGTTTTAGTGGTACTAAAGTTATAAATTTCAATGCAGGTATTCCTACAGAGGAAATGCGTGATAAAATTAAACGTGATGTTTTAAATAAACTTACAGGTGCAAGAGGAGAAAAAGTAATTGTTGCTTTTAATCAAAACGCTGAATCAAAAACAACTGTAGAAGATTTACCATTAAATGATGCTCCTGCACATTACGAATATTTATCTAAAGAATGTTTTGAAAAACTAATAGTAGGACATAGAGTTACTTCTCCAATGCTATTAGGAATTAGAACAGGAGATGGTGGTTTAGGTAACAATGCAGATGAAATAAAGACTGCTACGCTATTATTTGACAATATAGTTATAAAGCCATATCAATTAGAAATTATTGAAGCATTAGATACTATTTTAGCTATTAATAGTATATCATTAAAGTTATATTTTAAAACAATACAACCTTTAGAGTTTGTTGATGTATCGGGAATGGGTGCTGAAACAAAAGAAGAAGAAACAGGTGTTAAAATGTCTGCTGAAACTAATGTAGAATTAGATGATTTTCTTTCTTCTAAAGGAGAAATATTACCTGATAATTGGGTTTGTGTTGATGAAACAGAAGTTGATTATGATAGTGAAGAAGAATTAGATTTAGAAATTAATAATCTAAACAAAAAAAGTACATTGTCTAAAATATGGGATTTTGCTACAAGTGTAGGTTCAAAACCAAATGCTAAATCTTCACAAGATAAAGAAATAGATAGTTTTAAATTTATTACAAGATATTCTTATACAGGAAATCAAAGTCCTGAAAGAGAATTTTGTCAAAAAATGATGTCTGCTTCTAACAATGGAAGAGTTTATAGAAAAGAAGATTTAGAAAATGTAAATTCTAAATTAGTTAATGATGGATTTGAACACAATAATACTCCATATAATATCTTCTTATATAAAGGTGGTCCAAGATGTCACCATAAATTCTTAAGAAAAACTTTTGTAAATATGGAAGGTGTTAAAATTGATGTTAATAATCCTAATGCCAAAACAATATCAGTTGCAACTGCTGAAAAATATGGTTATAGAGTTAGAAATCAAAAAGAAGTAGCAATGATGCCGAATGATATGCCTTCAAAAGGTTTTCATCCAAACAATAATAATTTACCAATAGACGCACAATAATTATGGCACAAGGATTATTTATAACTACAAATGACATAGTTAAATTTACTAATTTGAATGGTAATTTAGACCCTGATATATATACACAATATATATTTCAAGCACAACAATTACATATTCAAAATTATTTAGGAACTAAACTATACGATAAGATTAATGATGGCATTGTTGCAGGTAATTTAGCTGCTCCATATACAACGCTTTTAAGCAAATATATTAAACCAATGGTAATACATTGGGCAATGGTAGAATTTTTACCTTACGCAGCTTATAAAGTATCAAATAAAGGAGTATTTAAACATAATTCAGAAAATAGCTCTACAGTTGAAAAAACTGAAATAGATTTCTTGATTGAAAAAGAAAGAGATGTAGCACAATCATACACAAATAGGTTTATAGATTATATGTGTTTTAATCAAAATTTATTCCCTGAATACAATACAAATTCAAATGCAGATGTATTTCCTGATAAAGACGCAAATTTCACAGGATGGGTACTATAAAAGAAACATACAAACCAAAAGAAACTAACATAAAAAAGTTAGAGGTATTTCTAAAAAAATTAAACAAAGATAAATAATGGCATTAGATTTTACACATATAAAAGGAGATTCATTTGAAGCAGTAAACTTTCAAATGCTTGTTAATTCTGTAGCTTTAAACTTAACAGGTTGCACGTTAAGAATGCAATTAAGAAAAGAATATGGAGGTGTAATATTTCTTTCATTAACTTCAGTTGCAAGTGCAGGTATAACTATAACTTCTGCTGCTACAGGTTTATTTAGAATTAATAAACAAATAATTAATATTGATGCTTTTAATTATATTTATGATATTGAATTAATTAAAGCAGATGGTACTGTTAAAACATATATAAGTGGAAACTTTTCAATAATTAATGATGTAACTCGATAATGGCAAACGATATAATAGATATTAATGTTTCAGAAACAGTAGAAACGGTTGCAATAACTGTAAATCCAAATTTAACAACTGTAAATATTAACCAAGTTACAGGAGGAGGAGTTGGAACTACAAATTTAAGTACAACACAAACTGCAAGTAATTTTACTATTAATTCAGATACAGGAGAAGATGCTGTTGTGCCTTTAGGAAATGGTACAAATGCAGGTGCAAGTTTGAACAATTACACAACTGCTGAACAAACTAAATTATCAGGAATTGCAACAGGTGCTGAAGTAAATGTAAATGCAGATTGGTTAGCAGTTAGTGGTGATGCTCAAATATTAAATAAACCAACAATTAGTGGTACAAATACAGGTGACCAAAACTTACAAACAGTAACAAACGGAGTAGGAAATAATACTACAAACAACTCTATAACTGCAAATTCATTTATTAAATCAGGTTATACAGGAACTAATATATTATTAGATGATGGTAATGTTGTTGCTTTATCTTCGGTTGGTGGGAATACAAATTTAGCACCATCTCAAACTGCAAGTAATTTTACTATTAATAGTGATACAGGAAATGATGCAACTATTCCATTAGGAAACGGTACTTTAGCAGGAGCTACATTAAATAATTACACAACTGCTGAAAAAACTAAATTATCGGGAATAGCAACAGGAGCAACTGCTAATAGTTCAGATGCTATGTTATTGGCAAGAGGAAATCATACAGGAACACAAACAGCAAGTACTATTTCAGATATACAATCAACAATTACTAATAACACATCCGTTTTAGCCAATACTGCAAAGATTTCATTTGATAGTGCAAGTTCAACAAAATTAGGTAGATATCCTTCAACTGCAACTAATGGTAAAATATTACAAGGTGATGGAACAAATTATGTAGAAATTAATACTCCAACAGGTACAACAAATTTAAATTATACTCCTTCTGCAACAGACGGAACAGTTACAAGTAGTACAGGTAGTCCTGCAACTATACCATTAGCTAATGGAACAAATGCAGGTTTAATGACTGCTGCTGAAAAAACAAAATTAACAAATACAAGTGGTTCAAATAACGGTGATGAAACTACTGCTACTATTAAAACTAAACTTTCAATTACAACTTTATCAGGTAGTAATACAGGAGACCAAGATTTAAGTAGTTTAGCACCTAAAGCATCACCTACATTTACAGGAACTATTACAACTCCTGACATTATAGTAAGTAATGCAACTGCTTCAACAATAGCACATTTTGATGCTGCAAAAAACATTGAATCTTTACCTTTAGCGACATATCCAAGTTTAACAGAAGTTAGCTATGTTAAGGGTGTAACAAGTGCAATACAAACACAATTAAATAATAAAATAGCTAAACTCGTAGTAGGAGCATATACAACTAATACTATTACAACTGTAAGTGTTGCTGAATATAATGCTATTGTAACAAAGGATGCTAATACACTTTATTTTATAATTTAATGGGAAATATAGCTATAGGTTCAACTAATTTTTCAAATGTTAAACTTGGAACTAATCAAGTAAAATCAGTTTATCTTGGTAATAATTTAGTATGGAGTAATTTTACCTATCTTTTAGATTTATTTAATAGTACTCCTGCTTATCACGCTTATTCTTTACGAAAATTAAAAAATTTATATGGAGGATCTTGTTTAAGAATTAGAAGAACAACATCAAGTCCTACAGTTACTACTACAACAGTAGATTTAAATTTTGATATAGATACAAATACAATTAATTTTAATAGTGGTATTGTTTATGTTTCAGGAACTGCTACAGCCGCAAATACATTAGGAGCATTTGCAGCAGGAACAGTTGATGGTTTTACACCTTCAAGTATAAATGTTGTTACTTGGTACGACCAAAGTGGTAATAATAAAAACGTAACACAATCAACACCAACATCACAACCTTTTTTAGTAACTTCAGGAAATTTAGAAGTTATTGATGGAAGTGTTGCAGTTAGATTTAATGCAACAAGTACTCAACAATTAAGTTTAGTAGATAGTGCTACTTCTTATAATAATATGTCTTGCTTTGTTTTAAGTAA